CCGACTCAAACGCTTCAAAGGGCGCAATTGTGGGGGCATTGTCAAATGATAGCGTCCGAACCGACTACAAAACACATGCCTTGGATGCTTGGGCGGTTCGAGGTGTTTCGGACCTTCCAGCATGGGGCGGTGTTTTCATCCTACGCAAAACGTATCTCAATCGTGATGAAAGCGAGGATTCACCCCTCAAAACGGAAATTGATGAAAACACCAATCGAGCCACGACCTCTCATCCCCGACGAAAATACGTGGATTACATCGTCCGTCCTGTTCGGCCATTGAAATTGTTTGGTTTCGCTTCCGATCTTCTCCAAGACGGGTGGGTTTTGGGTCCACGTTGTTCAGTCGCAACGTCCTATTTGGCCTCACAACCATTTGACCGTGATAAGCGATACGGCGTCTTTGAAATGAACTATGCACGTGGAGAAAACGAAGTTGAGCCAATCACTTCTGCTGGTTCTGCCTTCACAATGGATTTCCCCAATGCAAACGAATACGACATAACTTGGCACTTGATTCCAACGGCAAACATGCTTCAATTCGCTAAGGCCGACGCCCACCGCATAGACGACCAAGGACTCTTCAACACGAAAATTGAGGCTCGGTATTCACAGGCTCAAACGACAGGTGGCGATGAACCAATTTATCAGTCCGAAACACGTTATGCACAAACAACGGGCGTCATGGGTGATCATGCACGACAGGCCAAGCAACACAAAATCACCCAATCCAGCGAGGCCATGCGTTATTTCCCACGTGTCAATGTTCTGGCGAACAAAGGAAGCGGGGTTTTCCTTGTGGACGACGCCACGGTTCTTCCCCCAACGGGCAAATTGTTTGCTCTTGACCACACCCAATCAATCACTTACACCTCAGTTGATGATAACGACATAACGACCACAGGAACATTGCTTGATTCAACAGGAACTTCCGTGTCCGACTTTACAGGGCTTACCTTGTATTTTACCGATGTTTCCTCAGCAAGCGGTAAAATTGTTGATGCTCGAAGCCCATTGGTGAAACAAGCAATTGCGCCAACCTTCGTGGATAATGCAGTTGTCGCTATGCGAATGGCTTCTCAAGCATGGTATCACTACGATCCCACAACAGATGTGGTCGCCAAAACCGCATTGAATTATCGTGGTCTTTTGCATTACGAGCCGTCCGATTTCATCATGGCTATGCAAAGCCCATTCAGCATCAAAAACGGCAGCAGCAGGGGCGTTATCCAAAACAAGAACGCCCTTGATGAAATCCGAGCCGATGGACGAATTATTTCAACCAACTTCACCCCACCATATCTCATTGATTCAAACAACATCAAGTGGAGGGTCGCAGAAGTGGTTCAAGAGCAGAAAAACACCGTCATGGTGTTCAAGGACATGTCGGGCAAGAGTCTTTCCGACTCAGGGATGGCCGTTGGCGACGTTCTGGTGGGGCAGACTGGCTACATTGGGCTTCGGACCTCCGACGCTGCTTTGCACCTTCTCAACGACGCAGGAGGCAACATTGCTGGAATCAGCGTCACCCCAACAGACGCTTTGCACAACAACTCCAAAGACATTGAAACGTATTTGGATGCACACCCAATGCTACGTCAAATTAACGACCATTCCACGCAATACGTGTCCCGTGATACGAGAGGGTTGAACACGATGGAGGTCATTCGCAACATTTCACAACTGGACGGGCGGCAAATCCTTAACGAGCGCAACGGAACAATTGTGTTCTCAAACAAGGTGTTCAAGGAAAAGGGAATCCGACTCGGCATTGAGAATGGCGTCGAAGCCGTTCATGTGAGCAAGTTGTTTGATTCACCAAACGAAATCGTGATTGTTGGCGATGTGATCGCTGGCAACGAAATTGTGTTCATTCGTGTTCGTGATAGCGAGAAAATCCGTCAAGCGTCGGCAGGTGGTGAAGAGGAAGTTATCAAGACGCTGCGCCAACAAATCCCTGGCGTAAAGAGCGTATCTGCCGCACGTAAGTTGGCTAAGACCCTGCTCGCAAGGGCTGAGAACGGCGCACCAATGATTGTGATGCAGGGATTGATGAACGCCACTTCTGTTGAGGCTGGCGACATCATAGACGTCAATTTGCCGACTCAAGGCGTTGTCGGTAAGTTCGTTGTGTTTGAGGCCAAGCATCATTATCAATCCCTCAAGACCGATCTCACCATCGCTCAATACGAGAAGGGCATTGAAGGCATTTTGGCCGACCTCAAAACCAACACCGTTGATGTAAGCGGTTTGAGCGCAAGTTCAGGCGATAAGGACATCAAGGAAAACCTCGCCATGTCAGCCTCAGTTGCTATCATCACCGTCCATCGAGTCCGTGTTCGCAACGTCAATGAAACAGGCTTCATTATCGGTGCAAGGCACAAAAACGGGCTTGGAAAGATAGGTGTTCGGGATGGGAATAAAAGGGGCTTCCCCATCGGCATGAGCAAGAGCCGAAATTACGTGGTGAAATGATATGCCTGTTCTCGACCCCCTCAAAGCCGCTTTGACCGACCACCTCCAAACGCTCATCAAGAAGTGTTCGCTTGGTTCTGGGGCTTCCGATGCCTCAAGCCGTGATGGAGGCGCAGGGAACACCAAAATGAGCCGTGATACGACCATTCAGCGCATTGATGATCGGACAATCTCGGTGAGCGCATTGTTTGACACCCAATTATCCAGCGAACAGGACATCACCGAGGTTGTGCTTCACGGCACGAACCCTCTTGATTCGCCAAGTTTCAGGGCAACTTTCATGCCGATTACGAAGAACGGCACGAATGAAGTTCGTGTGGATATTTTAATGGAGGTTCGATAATGTCCGAAATGAAAAAGAAGAAATGTTGCTGCGGTGCGACTGAACAGAATCCATGCGCTTGCATGAAGAAGGGCGTGATGAATTGCTCAAAAAGTGAGCCTAAATGCCCATGCTACAAAGCATTGGATTTGAAGAAAGCATTCAATGGCGCATGGACGATTATGAAAGCCGATGAAGCCGATGTTGGCATCTGCGATGGTTGCATGGAAACCGCTTTGGTTGGGCGACTCAAGACAGGGCAAGGCGATGTCTTGCTTTGCTACGATTGCTGGCGAAAGGAGATGCAATGGCGACATTTGAGAAATGTGGACATGGAAGAATCACAACGTCCACCCTACGATTATTTCAAAATCGAAACATGGCCGCATAGCGACATGGAACCAGGAATGGAGGGCTACCAATGAGCAATTTTGAGATTGCATGGGAACTGATGAAAAGCGACGAGAAGGGCGACAACGCCCCAACTAATCCTGGTCTTTGGTCGCAAGCCAAATCAAAGGCACGTTCCAAGTTCAAGGTTTATCCATCAGCCTACGCCAACGGTTGGGCTGCTAAGTGGTATAAATCCAAAGGCGGCGGCTGGAAGAAAAAGGGGAAAAAGAAATGATTGACACCCCCATTTCCGACCTCATCTCAAAGGACTTGAGGCGATGGTTCAAGGAGAAGTGGGTGGACGTTTCACGTAAGGACAAAGACGGATCTCACCCCCCCTGTGGGCGTGATGAGGCCAAGACGGATAGCAGGGGCTACCCCAAGTGCCGACCATCAAAGAAGGTCAGCAGCAAGACCCCTACAACCACACGTGGCATCAGTTCGAATGAGAAGAAGGCAATGACTCGCAGGAAGCGGTCAAAGCCACAGGGCGTTGGTGGGAAGCCAACGATGGTCAAATCCGAGCGCAAAATCATGTATGACATTCGAGATTTACCAACTGGCTCATCAATGACCCCCGCATGGTCGGGTTATACCGCACCTGATGAACAAGGAAACACACGCCAAATGGTGGCTTTGACTCCATACGGACTTAAGTTTCACGGTGATTCAGCCATGTTTCGGACTGATAAACAAGGAATGTTGGCTATGCCCGACAAAGATTTTGGCGAAAAAACGGTTGCTCGTTTTACAAATCGTCTTGCACCTGTCATGGCTCATGAAATTGGTCATGTTCTTGACTCTCAACAGGGACGTGGTTCAAAGTTTCAAACCGAGATGCCAGCCCATGTTCTTGAACAAGCCACAAGAGAAGCAATACATGGTAGGAGAGGATATGAACAACAGTCTATCATTCCAAAGGCACGACAACTCGCCCAAGATCGTTTTTACGATCAAGGTTCCAACGACTTCATTTTGCCGCAAGACGACCCAAATTACGAATATGACATCACAGATGATTTAATCGTAGCATCAACCGAACCATTCAAAGTCGCATGGGATTCAATCAGCAAAGGTCGCTTTCACGGCTACACCCAATCCAACATCAGCAACAGACCATACCGACAGGCTGAACACCGAGTCTGGGACATCTCACGTAAAGTCAAGCGAGAACGCACAAAGAGGCGTTATGCTCGCAATAAGAGCAGGGGGACGATTCGCCCCGCCATGCGTCGTCAATTAGGCGCAGGTGGCAAAAGAGCAAGCACTAAGAGGTGAGGCTTGATATGATCTTTGATGCTGCATGGGATTTGATGAAGGCCGATATTTTTCATGAGGGCATCCCCTACCATGACATGGATAACTTGTTGGAAACCCTTTTCCCGCAACTCAAAAATTACGGGAAGGGACAAACGAAGAAGGAACGGGCTGAATCAAAGAAATTGTCCCCCTTCCCGTTCCCTTACAAAAGCGGGAGTTATCAAAATAAGTCTTGGAAAGGCATGAGAGATCGGGGATTGAGCGATTTTATCACACAGAACCCTGGTTTCAATTCAAGTTCGCAAATGCTTCCATCAATGTTCCCTTGGGTTGGAGGAAAAACACAGATTCAGCCTTACATGAGAGGGCTTGCTGATTTTTTCCCTGAAGCCCGACCTGCTGAATTGTATGGTGGAAGTGCTTCAACTATCCTCGGACTGAATAGAGGCACAGGATTTTATGCAGACATAAATCCAGACAACACCAATGCTTTTCAGCATTTGAAAGACGGATTGGGTGTTGTTGAAATCCCAAGAACAAGAGAACGAATGAATGAAATGATTGAACGTATGAATGATTTGCGCTATCGAAGAGATGTGAAAAATGAGTCGTTGTCAAGTGATGAATTGTCCGAACTTGCTCAACTTTACATTGGTTCAAACCATCAAGCATTTGGAAACCTGAAATATCCAAGCAAAACGAAACGTGCAGATTATCCCGAATGGTATTCTGGTTCGGGATATACCGAAGGGCCGATATTGAATAGCGGTTGGCGAAAACAACCATCAAGAGTTATGCCGTATGACGTTGGAGGAATTGACATGAGCGCATACCCAGAAAGACTCCGAGAAGTGGAAGTTCACACGGGCGATTTGCGAGATACCTCAAAACTTCTCCAAGGCGATGAGTTCCTTTACCTTGACCCGCAATACGTGGATCGTGTTCACCAATATGGCGGTTCCGACGAACAGTTGTCAGGGGGCGGCTATGACCAACTGCAAAGGGACACCGTGAAAATCGGTGCAAAGCATGACGGACCTGTTGTTTATTCAAATTATTTGATTGGGGCAAAACATGGAGTTCCAAATGAGGATTTGGTTTCCGATTTATTGGACAATGATTTTGATTTGCACACGTGGGTTCGGAAACCAAAATCAACCAACATGCCTGTTGTTGAAATGCTCGGCCTTCGGAACTTCCCTGAAAATGTCCAAAGGGCGAAAAGCCTTAGAAAAACCCTAATGGATTTCTAAACGTGTTGAGCGTGGGTGTAGGTGATAACGGCTTGCGTAGCCGTTGCGAAACCTGCTGGTAGGGTGGCTGGATCGTTCAATGTCAAATCACCAGCATTGACGGTGTAGTGAAGCGTTTCAATCAGCGTCCCCAAAAAAGCGTTGCCAACGCCATAAACGTCCACATTAACCAAATGAGTTGCCCCGTCCTCTTCGCTTTGCAGGGGCTTGTAAAGGAGGCCAGCAGGGGCAGCAATTCCAAAGTTTAGGACTGTTGGCCCGACGTAAGGGATTGAAGGTGTCTTTGATGTCCGATGAATAGGGGTGATTTGATACGCACCACCCCCGCCAGCCGTGATTCCCAAGCCTTGGTCGGATTGAAAGAATAAGTGCGTTTGACCTGTTCCTTGGGGAAAATCGGTGAAGCCGCTTGGATCACGTGCATAGAGGACGCCAAGTTCGGTGATAGGAAGGTCGGCGGCGTTAAATCCTGAAACAAAGTCGTTGCGAAGGTTTTCCTCCGTCCCATCGCTATGCTCGATTGCCGACAATGCAACAGGCCCAGGTCGGTGAAACACCCTCTTATCCTCTATGGCGAGGATAACGGGGTTTGAAGCCCCTTTGCCCACCCGAACTGCGGCAAGCACCGTGTTCTGCAAGACAAGGTGGTTTGAAGGCGATTGTGGGTATAGTCCTGTGGAGGTATCAACGTATGAACCATAAACAAAGCCAACGTTGTTGGGCAAGCGAGGATCAACATAAACCAAAAGGATTGCTTCGTCGTTTGGGTTTGTCCCATTTGGGATTGCCGAAGCATGGTATGATGAATAATAATTGGTCGTTGCTGCAATATCAAGGACTGATGCTGAACCCACGTTGTAAAACATGCCGTCCAATTGGACAACGCCAGCGTCCACATAGAGTTCCTTGGTGCTTCCAATCGTCCCGTTTGGTCGAACACAACAGTTGCCGCTAACAGGGTTGTTCCTGTCGGATTCGTCGTATCGGTTGAGGGTGATCGGGATAACGCCATTGCCGTTGCCACGCTCAACCCAATTGGTTAAGGATGGACTGGTTAGAACGTCCGTATCACGTAGCCCATCATTTTGATAGGTTGATGATGAGGTCTTTTCATGACCCTCGGACAGATTGGTGTTCGGCAATCAAACACCTCAGCAGTTCCAACGCTTCAACGCTGCACCCTTCGGTGTCAATTTACCGCCTTTGCTGGTCGGTCCTTTCACCCCGCCCATCCGAGCGCAAAACGACTTTCGACGCTTTGCTTTCTTTGAGCCTGGTTTGAGAGTTGATGGTTTTTCGGTGACAGGGGGTTTGAGGTTTGAGCCTTGTTCACGCTTGAACTTAGCACGTCCTTTGGCGTTCAATCCTCCCTTCTTGCTATGGCGGTTTGGATTGTAGCCGTGGAATGGTTTTGAGGATTTTTTGCCCTTAAGCAAGGCTTCAACCAACAATGGTTCGTCCCATGAATTGACGTATGGATCTCCTTTCTTGAAAGGGCGGTTCTTCCATTGCGAAGGTTTGGTCGCTCGGAACGTTCCGTATGGCGTTGATTGGAAGCCGCAGGTTTCGCACTTGGGCGTCTTGCCCTTTCCGTTGCACGTCCCGCACACGTGTTTTCCTGCCTTAGCGTCTGGCGATGGATTCTTTTCACGTCCAATGACGGCCTTTGCCAGCAAGTTGCAGGTAGCACAATCACACGTCATTTTTGCTCACCAACACGGGTTTTGGTTTCCGCCAGATGTATTCGCACAAAGGACATTCCCATAAAAACATTCTATCACGACTACCCGCATAGAAACCATTTATTCGAATGGCTAAAACGTCCGTATCGCAGCCAACGCACGTTTGCATGACCTTATCCCGATACGCTCTCATCATCTCACCAATTGAACGCAATGAAAGCATTCCTTCCATCCATAAGGCGGTCTGCGTCGGGTGAATCCGTCAGTTTTTGGAGGCGACGTTGAGCCGTTTTGACGCTCACGCCTTGATCAACGGCATACACCTTCTCAATCTCCTTCTTCTTAACGCATTCACGCTTGGATCGGGAATGAGCCAACTTTTGACACTTGTTGTAAGCAACCTTCCATTCGTGCAAGGAAGCATCTCGCTTTTTCTTTGCCTTGAAATCCTGCTTCTGTTCAAGCCAGATAACCAAGTTGTGAAGGTTGTCGTAAATGATTTCAGTCGCCATCATTATGTGGTCTGCCGTAATAACAGGCGAACCCATGATGGTTGCGATGATGTTTCCAAAAGTGATGGTGTAGTTCTCGATGTTGGGGATGAAGGACGTTGCCGTTTCACGCACGTTTGCGTCATGGATTTGATTCACCAGTTCGTAATAGTCGGTGGTTGCATTTAGCAGCGCAGCGTGGTATGATTCATCCACCGTGAAAATGTCATAGCAATGCTTGTTAGCGATCATGTCCCTTTGCATATCGTCCATTTCATCCCATTCCTCTTCGCTCATCCCTGCCGCTTTGAGCAACCGTTTCTTGATTTCGTCCCGCTTTTCAAGGATGAAAGCCGCCAACGCATCATACCCCCAGACCTTATCGGGAACAGGGATATACGTTCCTTGAAGGCGGTGTTCGCTGGTGGTTTGACGTTGCTCTTGGCTCACGTCATTTTGATACAGGAACACACGCTGGAAAAATCCCTTCTCCAAGACATGGTGCATAATGTCCTTGGGCGGAAAGGTGGTCGCCCAAATTGAAACGCCAGAAACCACTTGAATGTCTGCGCCTTTCAACACCTTCGCCAAGTTGTTTGTCGCCGATCCTATCGAGGCCATAGCCTCTTGAAGATACAGGATTTTTTCGGAGAAGTAGGATTTCTTGTCGTCAAGAAGGACGCTGGCCTCGTCAAAGAGCAGGGTCTTGTAGCCATTCAACAGACCCTTCGTGACCACATAATTCACTTTGCCTGTCGGCTTGCCGCTTTCATCGTATTCTGGTTCAGCATCAACGTGGCCGAGCAATCCAGCGTCCGAACCTGATGTGAACTTCGCACTTTCAACACCGCAAGCATCCAACAATTGCTTGGTGAACTCATACGCTGCCGACTTACCCGTTCTTGATTGTTGAATCCAATAGACGTGAACCCTGGTGTCAAGGTGCGTTCCGTGGATTGGGACACGGACATAAGGGGCAATCACTTGACCGACGACATAGAAAAGGGAGAGCATACCTGCGAACTCGTTGAAGAATGAAACCGTGTTGAAACGTTCAATGTATTCTTTGATAAACTTTGAGCCTTCGTATGGCGTTTTAACCAACGTATAGTCAAACCATTTGCGATCCCCTGAGTCTGATGATGGCTTCATTAACACGTGCGTTCCTCCTGTTCATGGTTGGGCATTCCCGTCCACCGCATGTAGGGTATTTCAAGCCTCCCCACATCAAGCCCTCGACATTTTGACTTTCTCTTGCACAATTGGTTGTTCGGAGTTGAATGCCTTGACAATGCGCTCGGCTCGGACTTTGCCGATGCCCTCCACCGCTTGGAGTTCCTTTGCCGTCAATCCTGAAATCTCAACGATTGAACCATGCAGGTCAAGCAAACGCTTGGCGATGGCGAGGCTACAACCAGCCCCCTGCAAAATGTCAATTCTCATGTCCTCGGTTGCCGTCTTTCGAAGCAGACGATAGGTGGAGGATGAGCCAAGCGTCCCATGCTTTTCAAATCGCTTGCAGATGAAACGTGCAGCCAATGATTTGTTGGGGAACGTCATAATTGAAATGTCGTAGTCGGTTGAAAACCTCGCCAGCGAACCTGTAAATGAACCAAACACCTTCGCATAAGGGATTTTCTTTCCTCGCTTCTTTCCGTTGGCGATATGCTGGTCAAGTGTTCCATGAATTATGAGAATCGCTGAATTGTAGTTGTCCTCAAGGTTTTGCAGTTGCCGTTCCAAATGCCCTGAATAAAGACTGGATAGGTAATCGTCAATTGATTTTGCCTCAATCCCAACATCAGCAAAGCAATAATCGGTGATGAGCGTTTGCCGCATTTGAAAGTTCAATTTGTTTTTCTCGCAGTATTTGATAACCAACTGCTCAAGCCCTGAACGCTCTCGGTTGTCAATAAAGAGGATCCGTTGATCGGTCATGCAGTAGCCTCCAACACTTCCAATGTGATTTCTTCCTCATGATTCTCACGGTCATAGAGATAAACGGTGTTTTCTTCTTCATTAACCTCGCCAACTTCCCATAGATAACCTTTGATGTTCACAAACACTTGAAGTTCACAACCACATTGGTTGCAGAAAATAGTGAGTTTAGCAGCATGTCGGTTTTGCTTACCGACCTCCCAACGGTGGCTATCCCACCCGCCTTCACAATTCGTTTCCGTCATTTCCAACCACCTGTTGAGCCAACGTAAGACTGTTCAGCATATCCACGACCAAGTTCGCCCAATTTGGGTCTTGGGTCACGGCAACCATGTTGTCCTTTTGACAAATCTCAATGAAGCCAGATTGATTGGATCGGCGGAACGACCAATCCAACACTTCTGGTGGTGCTTCGCCCTTATGGTGGGCTTGCAGCATTTCTTCGGCTTTCTTTCTTCGGATTTCATCAAGTTCTTCTTTTTCGTCTGTCATGTAATCACCATCCATCAAACAACGTCTTTTGTTTCCTTTGTTCGATAATCAGTTCTTGCTTTTCTTCCACCCAATGTGAAATCCTATGATTTGCGATTTGAATGTATTCATCATTCATTTCAATTCCAATGAAATTGAAGCCCTCTTGGGTTGCAGCAATACCAGTTGTTCCACTTCCCATAAACGGATCAAGAACGATTCCGTTTGGGGGGGTGATAAGTCGGCACAGGTATTTCATCAAGTCCACGGGCTTAACAGTTGGGTGTGGGTTCTTCATAGGGATTCGGTTCGCAGGGTTGCGCCCGTTGTTGATGAGTCCTTCCTCACTATGAAAGCCGCCGTAGTCAATGCGCTCAACATCAGCGAGGTGTTCAAGCCCTGCGTTCCTTTCTTGTTGGCTCGTTTTAGCACAGTAAAAGAATCGTGCGTTTTCGTTGGGGAATAGACCCACGACTTCATCCGAGCCATCGTGGATAAAATTAGCGGGGAATCGTCCAGCGTCATGTCTTTTTCCTTCGCCAACATTATAGATCGACCCCTTGCTCTTTCCTTCGCCCCATGCGCCTTCTTTCCCACTATGCGGCACACGGCAACCGTCAATGTTCAAGCCACCCGTCCCATGCTTAAGCACATTCTCAACGATAGTGCCGATAAGGGGCTTACGGGCAACCACGATAGGCTCATGGGCGGGTTTTAGGGCTGAACCCCAACCGACCCATTCCTCGGCCTTTTGGCCTATGTTGTGCGACTTCGGGAAGCCCGTTGAATACACCCACATGATTTGATCACGGATGCAAAAACCTGCATCCTCAATGTTCACCGCCATGCGGTGATAGGTGCGTGAACCAGCAAAGGATAACAGGTGTCCACCTGGTTTGAGGACTCTAAGGGCTTCACGCCATATCTCAACAGAAGGGACTTCGTAATCCCACTTTTTGCCCATGAATGACAAACCATAAGGGGGATCGGTGATAATTGCCTCAACCGAGTTATCATCCATCTCTTTCATTTTGATTGAACAATCGCCATGCAACAATTTGTATTTCATGCCGTTGCCCCCTTCTCGTCGTAATACGGGCATTTCCCGACACACAATCCCTCATGGTAAATGGTCGGGCAGGTCGGTGTAAGGTAATACCTCTCAACGCCATGCGTGAGGTATTTCATCGTTTCAGTTGGTGAATAATCCGCCCATTCCAACGAGCGTATGAATGCGTGAGTCAATGACAACACCTCATGGTTTGGGACTGTGGCCTCCCTCGCAGGTCGAGCGAAGTTGCGAAAGTAGTCCATTAGATACATCATCAAATAGGATCGGGGTTTGTGTGGAGGGTTGCTTCCCTTCTCACATGCAGCCTGAGCCAAGCAGGGCAACATGGGAATGTTGTTGATGCGTTCAATGTCAATGTCAATGTTCTCCATTTCAAATGACCTCGTTTCCTCGTTGTAGCGGCTCTTGAACATATCAACAGAACTGCGCTCAACGATTTCAAGAGGCATCCCGCTTATTCCGTAAAGGTGCATTCCTGGTTTGGGTTCTTTGGCCTTCTCAACGATGAAATCCCATCCAGCCTCTAAATCCTCATGCTTGACAGGAATGCCCCAGATTTGACGTTTGAAGTTGAACGTGTTAGGGATGCGAATGTGGCGATCAGGTCTAAACGAAACCACGGGGTCAAGGGTCTTGAGGTTGAAACGCTTAACCCATCCATTGACTTTCATGCGTCCTGAGAACAGGAGGTCGGCCATCTTTTCAGGGGGCAGCACGTATTCGTTGTCAAGTTTCGTCCAAATGTGAAAACCCCCGCCTGTGAACCACACGGCATGGCGATGAGAGTCTTGGTCAAGGTGTCGTGAAAGACTCAACACCTCATCACAACACCTGCTCTTTGCCTCGGATTCCTCCATGTCGTGAACACGTATTCCTTGGTCGGCATCAAAATCCATGACAAAATGAGGAACAATGGCCGTGTTGTATTCACAACGGTTGCCCTTCGGCTTCAATCCCCTGAATCCATAGACGGTGGTTGTGAGGTTGCCTTTGCCGTTGGTGGTTTCGATGTAGTGTTCCAACTGCTTTCGATTGTGAATCACTTTACGTGTCCTCATGTCAATTTCACGTGGAAAATGATTGAAGAGGGCCATAGATTCATCCCCACAAAGTCATTTGCTTGGTCGTCTTTGACTTCTCCCGCTTTGGGAGGTCTGCCGCATCCAGCATATCAATCCTCATGCCGATCCACCGCATGACAGGAACGGCCATTGAGTTGCCCAACGCTTTGTAGCGGTGAGATGAGGGGCATTCCTGTGCAGGTCTGCCCTTCCAAGGTATCTGGGTGTAGTTGTCGGGGAAGCCCTGCAAACGCTCGCATTCAATGGGGGTGAGGCGACGGACAATGTGTTCGCTTGGAATGCTCACGGCCATGCCCCCTCCCTCAGCACGTAGCGTTGGGAAGTGTCTTGTTGATGGCTGGCAATCCAAGCCCTGCGTGTGGGAGAATCCTATTTCTTTCACCAACGGCAAATTGTTCCCGCCAGTTCCGCTTCTTGCGTGAAGTGTTGGGGCTATCTCAACTTTCTTGATTCTGGAGTCTTGAGGGTGGTTTTCAAAAACCTCTATTCCTCTTCCCAATTCCCCGCCTTCGCTTCCAACGCTGCCTTGAGAGAAGAGGGAAGAACCTTGCCTCTTCGTTTTGCTCGACGCAAGATTCCCGCACAGGCTTTCTTTGTCAAATAGAACTGCTGCGGCACTTCGCCAATCGCCATCAGCACACCCGACAACAAAGACTCTTCGCCTTCGTTGGGGAACTCCGAAGTATTGAGCGTCAAGAACTCGGTAGGCGAACCCATACCCGAGTTTGACCATTTCCCCGAGGAAGGTGGCGAAATCGTGTCCTTCGTTAGACGACAGAAGGCCTGGGACGTTTTCATAGATGAACCACTTCGGCTGAACGTCCCTAATAATTCGTAAGTAGTGGAGGGCCAAGTTGCCACGTGGATCATCCATTCCAAGTCGCTTTCCTGCATGGGAAAAAGACTGGCATGGGCTTCCTCCGACGATGAGATCGGCTTTTCCTCGGTATTGCGTCCAGTCATGTTTCAGCACATCTCCTGCATTTGGAACGTGAGGATAATGATGTTTGAGAACGGCTGAGGGGAAGTCGTCAAAGTCGGCAAAGACGACGGGGTTCCATCCCATGTCATGCCAACCAACGGTTGCTGCCTCGATTCCGCTAAATAGGCTAATGTATCGCACATCAATTCGCCTCCCTCTTTGGCCTCAGTTCGTGAGGCATCATGTGTCGCTCGTATTTGGGGCAGAAACCTTTGATGGCGCACCACGGCTCACAGAAGAAACGTTCCGAGCCAGAAGGCTTGGTGGCGAACATTTTACCGTCATTGTCGCCTTTGTAGCGAAGGTGTGCTGATGCAAGGGCTTTGAGGTCGGTAAGCATGTCCATTATCACGTCGGCCTTTACATGTTCGACGTGTCGGTAAATCTCGTTTGGGTTGTCCTCATGGCCTTTGGTGTGATCCCAACCCCAATAGGACACCGTTATGCCCCCAAAGTCGGTCTGCGATGATTTCTTGAGCATGTAGGCATAAAACGCCATTTCCTTAGCCATGCTTTCGTATTTGGTTTTCTTGTCCTTCCACATACCCGTCTTGAGTTCATGAACGTGATAATTGCCTTCGTTGTCCATGAATAGGCGGTCAATGAAACCATTTAGGTGAACCTTGACTTTTGTTCCGTTAATGTCAAGTTCAACGATTGCATCAACGCCCAACTCATTTCCAACAGGCTTGAATGCGTCTGGCGAGCAGGTCATGAAACGACGTGCCTCAGCCACCATCAAACGTCCAAGGTGTTGTGGCTCGTCCAACGTGTATTCGTTGTCTGTCGGTTTGGCGTATTCATCATCCCAACCCTTCTTGATTTGTGCGGGGGGAATGAGCGAAAGGAAATATGATTTGACGGCATCATATCCTCCTTCATCACGCAACTTCGCTGCGTGTTCAACGTCAAGGCTACGATCCATGATGAACTCGTAAGCATCGTGAACGTTTGTCCCTCGAATCATGTTGTCATTCTCAGGCTCTTTGACACCGATAACATATTTGATGAAGTATTGTTGCTCGCAGGTTTGAAAAGCCCCAAGAGATGACTTGCTCACACGAAGGACTTTATCATCAGCCATCCCTGGATGCCATGCGTATGTTGAATGCAGGTTTCCACTTACGGGAACTGGGCGAGGATATGGTGGTTTAATTTTCATTCATCTCCCTCCTGAAAAAGAGTCGTTTGTTTTGCCGAGGGGTGGTTTGCTTTATTGCCTTTCACTTCAAGTGTCACGATTGTATCATTATGGTTGCCACCGTGACATACGAGTAATATGCGCTCTATTTTGAAACCAAGTGTCAAACCAACACCGCAGGTATTCCATCCAAATGATATGACCTTGCCACCAGGTTTGACTATTCTGGCAATTTCTTTTTTCCAATTCGACCAAACCGAACTTTTGGTATCATGGAGAGGTATTCCTATTTCATCATACATCTCTTTAATTTGGCGTGGGGAATAGGGAGGATCAAAAAGAACCCCGTCAAGAGAATTGTCGTCAAAAGTTTTCAAAAAATCTAATGCTTCCATGTTGTCTTTGGCTTTTGTATTGGGGTTAAGGTCGTTTGTGTATTTTGCTAAATCTGTATCTCTTGCGAATGGATCGGCCCATTCAGCCCCTTTGATTTCTTCCTCTAAAAATAATTTTATTGGCTGTATTGAAAATGTAAGTGCATTTGGCATTGCCCAACTTCTATCAATCATCATCAAAAGACCCCCCTACAATATCGCAAGAAACATCATCATCTGGTTCAATCAAAACCTCATCAGCCGTTGGCTCAAGGTCAATGAACTTCGCATCAATGAGTTCAGGTGCGTTTTCAATGTTGAAATCCTCTAACTTCAATTGACCGAGAGCAGTAAAAGAAACCGCTTTGCATGATTTACAATCGAACTTTCCTTTCTTTGATGGGGGTTTGTAGCCTTGCTTGAATCGTTCTTCCAATTCTTCAAGCAAATAACCATCCTTTCCAGGCTTCATGGATCGGAGGCCGTGATTGCTCACCTTCACGCTCTCCTTATCCCAATGCTTGGCAATCTCCCAAAACTCAGGATAGCCACGCCACAGATTCCACCATGAATCAAGCGGTTGTTTGATGCAATGAAAGCACCCCAAGCGGTCAAAGTGAACGTAAAGTTCGTTCACCATTTCGAGTCCATCGAGGTATTTGATGCAATCATCCTCCGACCATCCCCATTCAACCAATGGGTATCGGTTCTTTGCGTTCCGAGGGTCGTCCTTCTTTCCGACACGGTGGGCTTCGTCGGCAGCGATGCCAATGTAAGCAATGTCGGCTTCCTCAGCAACCTTCTGCAATGGCTGAACCTTTGCTTCTCTCGCCCAATAGCAAGGATATGCTCGGAGAGGTGCGCCACGTTGCTTTCCTTTGTTTGCACCACGCTGCATGACCCCATAGAACCAATCATCCCATGATCGGGGAGAACCGACCATCTCAAGTTCAAGGTTCTTTTCTGGATATTTTGTGTTGATGTATTTCATGACGTTGTTCATGTATTCCAACAATTCAGGGAACTCAAATCCTGTATCGGCAAACACAATGCGATTGACAGGCATGGATGGGTCGTCAAGTTCGAGCAAGCGAAGAAGCATAGCGGTGCTATCCTTCCCACCCGAAAAACAAACCAAGCCGACTTTCTCTTCCATGTTCAACCCTCTTTGTCAATGATGATTTGAACTTTCGCCGTTCCATGACTCCCGCAGTTGTAGCAATATGCCTTGAGAACCAAACCGTGTTCAGGGTGTCGTTGAACCTGCGTGTCAAGAACACGCCAAATGTGTTTGCACCCTTGGCCGTATTTCTCGTCCTTTGGGAAGCCGTATTCGCTCACGCTGAATCCTCTTCCTCTTGAACCAGTTCGTGAACGTCGTCGGGATGCTCAAAAGAACCATCACGTAGTCCTTTGTAGCCAAACCATTGACCGTCTGTTCCGACCTGCTGCTCAAAGAGAATGACTGGCTCAGGGAGGCGAAGGGAAGTCCTGTCGAACTTCAACTGTGCCTTTGAAACGACCTTGCCCGTAAGCCCACCGATCTCATCACGTTCTTCCTCAAGGGTAATCTCAATCAGTTGTTCAAGATCACGCTCGGTGTCCTTCATCCATGCTGGAACATCAGCACCCATGATTTCGTTCCCGTTGGAGTCGTAGGACGGCTTAACGCCCGTGATAACATAGACGTGAACGTTCAATCGAGCCAACTCTTGGAAGGCGTTCATGGCGGCTTGGTATCGGTTCTTTCGGAACTCCCAATTGAAACGACCAATGCGGGTGGTGGTTTTCTTGCCTGAAACGTCCACGGCATCGTCGCCCAAGTCCAAGTCCTCAATTTTCATGGCGGTTCCACAGACATGCAACCAATGGTCCATCCCATCAAAAATGAAGGTCTTAAGGTATGGGTTCGGCAACTTGCCGTGGAGTTTGAAGTATTCGTCTTGGGCCTCAGCGACCTCAAGAGCATACAACAGGTCGTCCATCGCCTTGTTGAAGGTTTCAGGGTAGTTGAATGGGACACGACTTCTTGACTGGCGGTTCAAGACCCACGGATTGAGAATGACAATCCCTGGCTTGTCTTGGTGGTGCGCTGCGACGGTTGAATCCGAACCGCCGTCAAAGTCGGCAACGAAAATCATTGCACCGTTGGCGACCTCTTCATCGGTGCGAGAATCGAGCAACATACCCGACTTCCCGCCCTTGCGACCACCAGAAACGCCACAAATGACCTTCTTACCCTTGCGAACATGGGTGGATCGGGCGACGGCAACACGCTTGGCGGCAGGGTTGGCTGATTGAGGCAGCGTCCACGCACCGCTTGGTGCTGGTGCTGGTTCTTCCTGTGGCGATGGTTCTTCATCAACCAACGCCTCAATGGGGAAATCATCAGCAGCGAATCCAGAAACCATTCCCGATTGCCTCTCTTCAACGGAGGGCAGGGATTGGTTCACCACAGGGGCTTGAGCCACGTCAGCCGTGGAGGGGAGGCTGGTTGCCTCAGCCTTCACCTGCTGAGAGGGTTCTTTGTTCGTATCAACGGGCTTCCAGTTGTCCAAAAATCCTGTTCCTGTCATGGTTCATTCACCTCAAAAGTTGTCCGTGTGGGAAACGTCGTTGGCGTCGGCAGGGGCGACCTTCGCAACAATCGAGCGAAGGGGCATTGCATACACGCCCTTTGCGTCCAAGTTGATGTTGATGCCGCCGTCTGTTCCTTGCCACGTGCGAGAGCGCACAATGACCCACAGGCGACTCCCTGATGCGTAGTCCTTCCAGCCATCGGCCTTCTTGACTTGGAATGCGTGTTGCTTCTCCACAAGGTAGCGGGAAACGTCAATCCACAGGTTAGCATTCGCATCCTCTCGTCGCAGACTGTTGGACGTGAGGGTAATTGAATGCTTGAAGCCGCCATCGGTGTATAGGTTCTCTTTTCCTGCGTGGTCGATGTAGTCCACCGTCCCAGAAATGGCGAAGAGAGGCCCAAAGTCCCGACCAGACGAGAGAATCTTGCGGTTCTCCATGTGATAGTCAAAGACCTCGGCCAAATCAACAGAAGGCATGAAGTTGGCGATGAACTGGTCGGGGGAGAACAGTTGGGTGACACGTGGGAGGATTTCATCGTCCACCCACCCCAAACCGTAGTCTGGGTCAATGTCAAGAGCGACGAGTTGGTTCTCGTCTGGCTCATCCGATCCTGCTGGCTTCCACGCCTTCTCCATCTCGGCCTTGAAGGTGATGGGGCGCAGCATTTGGAGTTCAACCTCAGCCGCACCAAACGAACATTCGAGGGTCATTGGGGGCAATGCACCTTCGTTGAGGAACTTCTCTTGGGTGTTGCCGATGAAAAGCCACTTTCGCTTCACCATGAAGGCTCGCTTGGGTGAACGGTTGTCGTCCTTGAGCAAACAGATGTGCGATGCGCCGTTGTTGATGGCGATAACCCATTGAGGGGTCTTGCCGTCCGTTTCGGACTCCTTGTAAAGCAGGGAGTCGTCTGCGCTCTTGACAACCCATTCGCCGTTCTCCTTGACCACACGACCAATGCCGATGGTTTTCTCGCCTTGACGGATGCCGTAGCGCAGGGCTTGGCCGAGGTTCACTTCGGCTGCTTCAATGGCGGTATCACGCTGGCGTTGCATCATGTCCCGTGTCCCATCGTAGGCCACGACCATGCCGACCCATGTTTCGCCCTTGCCGCCAGAACCCTTTCGTCGGACGGAGTTCACTTCAAATGCAGACGAGAAGAAGTCCAAGTCCTCGGCTTCGAGGTTGCCGATGCTTTGTCCAGCCTGATTCCAAATCTCAGGGTAGTTCTCCTTCACGAAGTCAGCAAAGGCCGACACCGTTTCATCTTCATTCCAGTTTTTGTTTTCCATAATTCGCTTCAATGCTTCGTTCATCATGTTTGCTCACCTTTGCGGGATTCATCCGAAGGGGATTGGCTATTTAATGCCTCACTATGCTTCTCAATTTGAGCAAGTGATTCCTGCACTTCGTCGTAATCAAGGGGTTGAGGGAGAACACCATTAAGCCTCGCCACCATTTTCAGTCCATGCGACTTCACGCTCAAATTGAAGAAACGCTGGAATGCGTGGGTTAATTTGGCTATGTCCTCGGTTTTCACGTAGGTTTGTTTCCACGTCAAGCCTAACTGATTCAACGTTGCATCAATCTCAGGTGTTCGCTTGGCGAACCAAATGATCGGGCGGATTTCATAACCACAACTGAACTTGGTTGAAAGCCGACAACGGATTTCCCCACGTATCAGCATGGCCGATTGCATGGTGCGGATCAAATCATTTTCCGATAGAACCACGCTATCGGTGCGATTATCGCCACCAGCAATAGAAGAACCAGGCTGATTGTTGATATTGAAAACATCACCAACGTTAGCCTCATCCATCCTTCAATTCCCTCCTTCTTCATGGCCCATTGAGTCCACGAAGTCCATGTCTTTGTCAATATCTGCATATTCATCATCCCATCTTTTTGTCAAGGCTTCGATTTCGTCAATGCTAACACAATCATTGCGCCCCGCACGACTCGCCACGCTTTCAATCACGCCTTGAATGTAAGCCCCATAATCCCCCCAACCAGATGAAATCACATGGACATTGACAAAAACCGAGGTGTTCATTGACACCTCTTCACCCTCAACGATTTTGTGTGGATTGACAAAACGCATGAGGGACAAACGAGGGTCAATGTCCACCAGCCCCACTTCGTAAAACGAATCGCCATCCCTAACTGCAACACGCCATTTTGATAATTTGGGGCGGGACTGTGGGGTTTCTTTGACATAGACCCCGCCAACCACCTTGAAAACAGATTTGTGCGTTTCATGGACGTTCATCAGCACCGATTCATAGACTGAACTCTCGTAAGTGAGGATGCCGTTTGCATTCCAAAGGACGGTTGGTTGTTTTGTCCCAACGTGTTCAAGGTAATACGCTGCCTCATCAATCATTTTCATTGGTTTCAACAACCACTTAGGGCAACCGATCTCAACACGTCGCTTCTCAAAGGGCATCGTTTCAACCGATGGTGTAAGCAAATCAAGGAACATCAGTTCAACGTCCCTTCCGCTTGCGTATTCGATGAGGTAAATGCCCTCCTTGATACGTGCAGCCTCCATCAATTTGTATGTTGATTCCTCCACATCAACAACAATTCCAGCCGCATTGAACATGCGAACATCGTCTTTGAGAACATGCAGGGTCATTCTTTCCCCTTCTGGGATTTCAAGAAGGGAACGTCCGAAAGGCACGTCTTGGATTTTGACAATTGTTGGCGAGGGGATCACAATAGGCATCCCAATTGCTGGCCTCAACACATCATGGATGCTCTCTTGGCGTGATAGCCTATCGCATACCTTTTCTAAGCCAATCAGGAATGAGGCTTTTCGCACATGTCGCATGAGTTCACCATTAGCGTGAGCAAGTGCTTTTGTTATGTCATGCCTGTTGATTGGGCCTTGGTGATTGCTCAGTCGCAAGAAGAAAACCGCCATGTCCTGAGAGGCCACACGTGAAAACAAGGGACGAATCAAAATCGCTCGACGCTCATTGCATTCCATCGTTTCAAGCACGTTTCTTGTGGCCTCAAACATTCTGTCAATTGTCGCAACGGTTTTGTTCGCCCTTGACAGGTTCGCCAGCATTGTGATGGGGTTTGAAAAATCGGGCATCTCTTCTGGATAAAGATCGGTAAGGTGGAAGAAAATCTCCCTCAAGTCCTCGTCGGAGAGCCTATGTGTTGATGAGGGGGCATGGGAGAGGTATGCGACTTTCCATTGGCTCAACGGGGACATCAAAAGCATGTTCTTGATGATTTTTGATTTGTCCTTGGGCATGGCTTTGCAGACCCGCATGGATTCAGCAAAGATGCGGTAGTTCACACCATCACCTATTCAAGAAATCCTCAAGCAATTGCTCATCAGGGATTTGTTCAAGAACGACTTTCTTTGCCCATTCCGTTTCAATCCATTTTGTGCTTTCCTTCCGCCGATCCTGATTGAATGGTTTGGTGCGACGTTGAATCACGCTTAGTGCTGCGTCGGCCATGTCAATGATAGAACGGCGATTCCCTGTCATGTGGGCGACCAAATAGACGCAATCAACAATCAATGATTTAGGGACTCTCGCTGCTTTCAATCGAGCCGCCCTCCAAATCTCAAAGGCAATGGGGACTATCTCTTCGGGTAAATCAAGTCGGGCAACCAGTTGTTCAATGGTTTCCCTGTGGTGTTCCTCCCAACGTTCAATCATCATCCATCACCACGATTTCATCTGGCTCATCTTCCCAAGCATCATCATCATGAATCACTTCAACCAATTTATCAAGAAGCAATCTCGCTTCATCTCTTGAAAGCATGAAACCCTGTTTTGTGTAGCCCGTATAGCCTCGGACAGATGGAATGACCCGATTCAAACGTAGGTTCAACACCCGTGAATTGTAGGCTTCGCTTGTCATAACGTGCAATTCAAACCCTGGGGTGAACGTTGTAGGGACTACACCAAACACCCTTGAATTGAAATCATTCTCGCCAGCCATCATTCTTCCTCTTGTTGAGCCAACCTGTTTTGATTCACCACATATCCCCGATCATCAACGACGACATGAACGCCATCAAGAACAGGCTCAACCGCATGTTCATCTCCACAACATGGGCAAGCGAGGTTGGGTTGGATTTTGACGTATTGCTGGCCTGTGTTAAGTTCTTCAACACGATAAACCGCACCGCAGCGATTCGCACAAACGGAAACCAGACCGACCAACTCATTTGGAATGTTGATTTCACCGTCGTTATCCGTCGCCAATATGACGCTTTCCGTGATAGTCCAGCCGATAGCATCAGCGAGCGTCATAATCCAATGATGGTTGTCAAACACCGATGAACCGAATTGGTTCTCTTGAGGCTTAGAGAAATGGATTTCACGCAGCGTCAATTCTTTCGGACCAGTTCGCACGTATGCGCCCACATTTGGTAGCGTCCAACGTCCTTCACCAACGGATAGTGAGTTCCACAGGTAATACGCCCATTCAACGTCTTTTTGGGTCGGCGTCGGCATTTCAACCATCGTAAATCCACCTCCTGCATTGAGAACACTTCTTGGTTTTCTTGTTTTGTCCTGAGAATACGTCAAAGCGTTCTCCACCATCAATCATGTTATCATTCCCGCAATCGGGGCATTTTTTCTGCTGATCGGGACTCGCCATCATTCTTCCTCCTTTGGTGCATTCTTGTAAGTGCATTGAAAGCAAAGACGGAACCCAGGTCGAAGCAAATTGTTGCATCCTCTCTTTGAGCAGGTCTGCCCCGTGAACCTCATTCTTCTTCACCCACAGGCACAAGTTGATGCTGGCGCACGTTGGCTTCGTGCATAGCGATGCCTTCCGATGGATGCCCAATCGTTGTTCGCTTCCAACGCCAAGGAATGTCGTTGTTCTGTTTCATGTAGTGGTTTTGGGACAGGTATTCCTCAACGTCTTTCAGCAAACCCTCTCCGATCTTGGCTGCTTCGTTAGGGCCAACCAAACAAACGCTCACCTTTCGCCATCCTGCTTTGTTCACAGGCGACACGCAGATTCTTGGCTCGCCCTCATGGACAAGCCACAAACCGTTCTCTTCATCATTCACAACGACCTTAAACGCTTCTTGCATTTCATTTCCTCCGTTTCAATCAGTTCTTTGATTTTGATAATTCGATTGTCAATTTCAAACAGGGCGTCAAATCGCTCAACACCTGTGAGTTCGTTGAACCTGTTGCTGCCGAGAAGCATTCCCCGATCCGCAAACAATTCAACAAGAATCTCCTGATGCGCTTTGATGAATGCCTCATGTTCTTGTTTGACCTCCACACGTCTTTCGGGATTCCCCTTACGGAATAGCCTCATTATCCTCTCCCAAAGGGGTTCGGCAATTAAAGCCTCACTCACCTTTCATCATATCATCGGTTGTAAGGGATATTCGGTGATAAGACGCATACCATCGCTGATATGAAATCCAACGTGCAATCAAATTGATTCGATTCTTGGGGTATTTGCTGCCGCAATAAGGGCAATAGCGGAAGCCATCAAGAACCCATGCAATATCAACAACATGGCCGCACTTCCAAACATGAGGTATTTTGGCTGAGGGTTTTCTTGGTCTTTCTTCTGGTATCTCAAGAACTGGAATCGGTGCTTGTGATACGTCCATGACCTCACGCCCAATCCTCGCCCAAGAATCCTGTTTCGGAGTTGTTTTCATCGAACTTTACAACAGGCAACGATTCACGTTTCTTCTGATCTTCCTCTTCCTCATCCCGCCCCCATTCACACGCTTCGCAAGCATCTCCGTTGATTGGTTTTCCATGCTTGTCATTGAGTTGTGGATGCCCACACCAAGGACAGGACGTAATCAAATCGCAATTGGCGAAGAAGGCTTCTGGCGACATGTCGTATGCTGAATCATCACTTCTCAGTTGGAAATGCTTCGGCCAGTCAATTGCCGACCACAGGATCGGCGTGGCCTCCCAACCTTGCCTCTCAAACAGTCCGAAGAAAGGCCAGCATTTGTCGTGGGTGGCGTCCATTATGTCAAAGTGCGTTGATACGTCGTCCTTGGAAATCCAGCCACGGAAGCCATCAGCGTCAATGTAGGCGATTGCACGTTCTTCATCAAGAGCATAGTTCGGCAAGTCAAGGTAAGGGATGAATGCGACAACTTCACCCTCTTTGGGTCGTGCCTCGAAAGAACCAACGAATGGTCGGCTCTCCCTGCACCGCATGAAGGACACCATGATAGGCGTCAAGGGTGCTTTGGGGAATCCGACCAACTCAGCCATCAGTCCACCACCAACGTTGGTAGCAGTTTAACCACGCTCTTTGCTGGACCCGTGAGAATCAAAAGTTCTTCCGCTTCTTCATCAAAGGCAATCTCCCATCGGGAGGTGTTGGTGAACTGCTGCTTGCCGTTCTCGTCCTCAAACCAACGTCTGGCGGGGATCATTCTCATCCACGAAGGCGGTTGCCCATAGACTGAATGAACCGTCGTCCAAACCTTGTTGGCCGTGGATCGGGACTTGGGCTTCTTCGTGAACGTGGTGATTTTCGGACCACCGTTCTGCTTTGGCCTCTTCATCTCAAAACCCCATTGCGTTGCCGAGGTCGTATTCATTCTCGGTGCGAATCTGTTCAGCCTCAGCCTCAAGTTCCATCTCAACCTCTTCATCGTGCGATGCCTTGAATCCATACCAGCCTTCCTCATGCACAGGGTTTCCTGTGTATTTAGCCCAACACTTCTCGGTGCAGAACAAACGCTCTCCTATGGTGGTGTTGGCGGTGAAGGTTGAAGGGGATGCACAATGCACACAACGTCCAGTCGCCTTCTCAATCGCAGCAACGGGCGTGTCAATGACTTCGGCCACAGGCTCAGGAGGGAAGTCGTAGGGGTCAGGGGCAGGTTCTTCCATCTCATCCACGGGTTCAGGCTCAGGGGCGTTGTTCACGTCGCTGGCCGTCCCGTCGTAAATCGAGTTCATCTGCGCTCGGACGGCTGATTCCTCAGCCCATGCTTCGTCCTCATCAAGACGAACCAAATGACAGTCGCCGCAGATGAAATCAGGGGCTTCCTTGGGAACGTCGTTGGGGGAGGTCAATGAGCCACAGTCTGGGCATGGACTCAACGATGGATCGGTGTTGTCAGCCGCTTTGAGCGAGGGGGCTTCTTCCTCAGCATCGCCCTCAATCGCCTCCAATTCTGCGGTGTAGGCATCCATCCGTTCAGCCATCTCTTCGGGGTGGGTGTTCCAATCCTTCTCCAAAAAACCAGCGACCATCTCAGCCGTTTCCTCAGCCGTGGGGTGGTGTTGGTCGGGGAAGGATTTGTCCATGACATAGAACCAAATGGGGCGACCACGTGCATAGCGTCCCGTAGGTGAACGCTCACATTCAATGCGGAGAATCCAGTCCTCGTTGATGTCCACGTCAAGGGCAACCCATCCTGGTGTGCCTTCATCAGCGTCCTTCAACGTGTGAAGCCCTTGCATGTGAACATACGCAGCCTCAGCCTCGAACTTGTCCAACGCTCGCTTGATGGTCTGCACATGACAACCTGCGACCTCAGCGACCTCATCAGCATTCCAACTCTCTTCACCCAACGCCTTGTTGTAGTGCATCAATTCGTGCTTGATCCAGTCGGTGGGGTTCTTCTTGAAGTTGTGTGGGTTTTCATCCACAGGTGGCGTTGGGTCGGCAACAACGGCCACCACTTCTTCGGCATCATCGGCAGGGGGAGTCGGTGTTTCTGCCTCTTCCAAAGCGTGAACAGGCTCGGTGTTGGAATGCGAATCCTCGCCAACCACCTGTTCCTCTTGGGGTGTGGAATGTGATGCGAGTCTGTCAGCCAAACCCATTACGAGATCGGCTTTGCTTGGCTCAGGCTCAGGTTCAACAACCTCGACGGCCTCAGCAACAGGCTCAAGTTCTTGGACAACCATCGTGAAGTTCGCCTTGGTGCTTGGCTTGGACTTGCTCACGAAAGTTCGCTTGAAGGAGTCCATGATTTCAGCAACGGCAATCGGGTTGTTGAACTCAGGCAATTTTTTCCTGTTGATTTTCAATTTGCCTTCGTCGTCAATCTCGGTTGCGTTGTTGAGAGCCGAGTTCATGCCGTTGGCGAAATAGCGAACAACGGTTTCATCACCCTCAAACGCTTCAATCATGCCGTCAATCCACATGCCCAGACACCATTCTTTGGGGATGGATGCTGGCGTGGCTTTGTCGCTCATCCCAACAGGAATTGAAATCATGGCTTTGTCCTCATCAACAGGAACAAAGGTGATGAGTTGGTTGCCGTTGCGGATTTGAATGTCGGACTGGTGGACTTCGGCTTGGGGTCGCTTCCCACGTTCCTTACGTTCCTCGGAGTTGAGGTAAATGCCGTTCTTCTCATGCCATTGTGCGAGAATGACCTCGCCAGCCATCTTCAAAACAGACCCCAAATCGGGACTCCATTCGTGGTTTTCTGCTTCTTCTTCCAAATCTTTTCTGCTCATGGTGTATCACTTGCCTTCTCACGGACAAGCAATCCACATGGGGCAGGGTATAAGAACATTCCTTACGATGCCGACCTTGAAGTTCTCAAGCGATAGGAGTTCGTGCTTTCATCAGCGAGTTCAGGGTGTGTGTTGAGAAGGCTCTTGTTCAAAGCCCACAATGAGATTTTGTAAGCGTAGCCATTTGTCCCCTCAAATCGAGGGGCGTTTTGATCCTCAACGCCAGCCATTTTCAAGAAGATCGGCTCTTTGCTGAGAACGTTCCCCAACACTTGCATGGTGATGCCGTGGTGGATTTTGAACTCGCTATCGTAATCGTTGAGGCGATCATAAATCTCAGCCGTGTCCATTTCACCGAACTTCTCCATCATTTTGATGATCTTCACCCGAACACGCTTGGTTTTCGCCATAGTTGCGAGTTGTGTCGCTTAGGTATAAACGCTCACATTGGAGGCATTGGCGGTTGCCCTGCTGAGGGGTTCATTCGGATAACATCGTCAATCCGAAGAACCATAATCGCAGCCTCCGTTGCTGAGGTGATGGCCTGAACATGAAGGGCTTTTGGCTCAAAAATACCCTGCTTCAAAGCGTCGTTAGGGTGGTCTTTCTGTTGAGGCTCAACGTCAATGAAATAGTTGTAGTCGGACTCAAGGCTTTGTTTGGTAAGAAGGATGAGTTCATCCACAGGGTCAAGCCCTGCGTTCTCAGCGATGGCTGATGGGATTTGTAGCAACGCCTCAGCGAAGGCATCAACCGCCATCTGCACACGTCCTTCTGGACGGCATCGAGTCTTGAGTTGGTTATACAGGAATGCTTGAGTTGCGCCCCCGCCCAACAACACGCCATCATCAACCTTCATCAGCCAAGCGACACCGATTGCATCTTCCAGCGCACGTTCCATTTCCTCAGCAACCTGTGGGGTCGCACCACAGGCGATAACAGTCTTGATTGGAGAGGTTGGCGACGTGATAAGGGCCAAATCGTAATCGAACTTGTCCGAAACATGGAAGGCGCATTCCCCCAATTCGCTCTCGCTAATGGGGTTAGAAAGGCTGGAAACAACACTTGCGCCTGAAATGCGGCTCGCTGCTTCAAGGTCAGACTTCTTGACAGAATGAATTGCGGAAATCCCATGCTTCTTGAGGAAATGCAGGGCGAGATCGTCAATCTTCTTTTGGGTCAAAACAACGTTTGCCCCAGATTGTTGAATCAATTCCACCATGTCCCGAATCGCATCCTCTTCTTGACGTAAGAACTCTTCGACCTGTGCAGGGTTGGTGATTTGAACCTGAGCATCAAGGTTGGTTTTCTTTGGCTCAATAGCGCAATCAAGGAGAAGAAGTCGTGTTTCCTGAATGGTTCGCTTCATCATCGGACTCGCTAAATCACGTTCAATGACAATCCCAGGTGCGGAATAGGTGTCCTCTTCGTTTGTCCCGCTTGCCGAAATGAAGCGAATGTCCTCAATGGACTCCACCGATCCAACGACGGACTGAGCCAATTGTGCTAATTGCCCCTGAATGCCCTCAGCCGCTTTGCCCGTCAAGGAACTGTAAGCCCCATAATACGACAGTTTGTTTGGCGGCAATCCTTTGCCGTCCCGCCCGAACTCGGCCACGATTTCATTTAGGATGAACTCGGCGTGGTGGCGCAATTCATCAACACAAAATGACTTGGCGATTCGGAATCCTTTACAGATTGTGGTTGGGTGGATGCCCTTATCCAGCAAACGTTCAGCCTCTTCAAGCAAAGCCCCTGAGAGAACCACGGCTGAGGTCGTCCCGTCATAGCAACGGCTTTCCTGAGTCTTGGCGACCTCAACAATCATCTTGGCGGCTGGATGCTCGATGCCGATCTCACGTAGGATTGACACGCCATCGTTGGTGATGAGGACGTTCCCCGCAGGGTCAATGAGCATCTTGTCCATGCCCAACGGCCCAAGCGTGGTCTTGATTGCAGCACCAACGGCCTTTGCCGCCTGAATGTTGTTTCGTTGGGCGGCTGAACCGTTGGTTTGTTCAGTTCCTTTCTGCATGATATACACGGGTTGTTGGCCTTGGCTCGGTTGCATCGTCAAGCCGTATCGGTGTCTTGCTTATCAAGACTCACACAAGGGGGCGACAATACAATGCGTAGGAATAATGACACCATTCATCCTTGTTTGGGTTGATCTCCCAAATACGCTTACAATGGCCGCAGACCTCTTTCCAATCAACACGGGTTCGACCCAATGATTTCATCATTGCATCCGTGTTGTTGTCATATTGGCGCATCAATTCATCGTATTGCTCAAGTGTCAAAGGTTCAGGTGCGCTGCCGTCCTCCATGATGTAGCCACTATCAACGTCTGCACCGCCGATCTTCCACTTTGCCTTGAACGTCCTTGAGCCGAATGTGGATTTAACGGGGGTGCAATGAGCGCAACGCCCGTCTTTTCGCTTTGGGATCATCTCGACCCCATCCGTGAACCAAGTCATTGTCAAGCCTCCATGCGGAACTCATCGCCGTCGCCATCAACACCAACGTTGGAGTTGTTCTTCACCATCTCGCTCTTAAGGATTTCACCCATTGCGAAATGCCACCGCCAAGCCACAGGCTCAGGGGCGATGATGTAGCAGTTCGGATCGGGAGGGATGGGTTTCGCCACCCACTTCTCAATTTCCTCATCCTCGATTCGGTAGTCATATTCGGTGATCACAATGTCGCCACCAGTCATGGACTTCTTGATTTGAACCAAGCCTGAAAATCCTGGTTTTATCAATTTGACAACCGTTCCATTGTAGGCCGTCCCAGAATCATAGTGGTAAATCGGCACAACGTCGCCCTCGTAATACACCTTCCCATCAAAGGCGTTGAAGAAGCCATGCTCGATTGCGAGCGATTCCACAACCTCCTTCGGTGCTTTCATCGCAATTCCCCCTTCACGCCATGACGCAATTTTAGTTGAATCCAATGGTTATGATATGGCTTACACATGGGAACACCTGCTTCGGTTTTGGTTTCGGCTTTGATTTTGCACAGTTCCTTGTGTTGATATTTGCATTTTTCGTTCACTTGGATTCCTCCCTCTTCACATCTTCTGGCTCACGATACCCACACATTTCACAAACGAAGAACAACGTGCAATATCCCCTGCCTCCACAGGATCGGCAAATCCAATAATCACCTTGATTCACACCCATGCTCACACCTTCCTGTGCATTTGAGGAATGCCGTTCCTGTCAGCCTTGATGGTGATGTTCTGGGCGTATCGCAATTTCGCTGGCTTGCCCTGAGCGTATTTGTGAGCATG